TCAAAAGTGGGTGGACTACCCATAACTCCCGGTGAATCAAAAACAGCTACAAGCTTTTGGTATTCGTCTTCGATACTGTTGCTAGTAGGACCACCGTCAGCGAAAAGATTAATATTATCAAGTGTTGCCATTTTTATTAATCAAGTTTTGTAGCTCATCCATTTCTTTTTTGAGCTGTTTGCCAATGTTATTAGCATTATTCATTATTTTCTCGCTACCTACAATATCAGGATTATAACCATCACGAATGGCACTTTGTTTTACTTGAGCAGCTCTTCGGTATCTTTCGCCGTGTTGCTTATATAAAGCTTTTCTTTGTGCAAGTTCTTGCAATAGTTTTTTAAGTGGCATCCTAGCAAAACCACCGGGCATAGCAATCATTGGGTCGTCCATTAAACCGCCGATACCTTGCAATGCGTTTCTAATATTGTTTGGCAACATGTCCAAGACAGGCGTTCTTTCTCCAATAGGTATTGGCTCGATTGAGCCAACATCATTTGGGTAAGTGCCGTCTTTGTTATCCATGCATCAAATATATCACACACTTGCTCGGTCTTTAAGCTTTCTTAATGCAATTCTTGAAACTTTCCAAGGTGGTATTTCAGCCTTATACAAAGATTTAATCTGTTTGCTGATACTACGCCACGGTGTTTTTCTGCCTTTGGCTTTGTGTCTTTCAAGCGACCTATCAACATATTTGATGATTTCTTGTTGTTCGGGTATCTCTTTGAGGTACTTGTGTTTGCCTTCTTTGACTAACTCAAATCCAAAAGGTACGCCTCCACCTATATGTCTGCCTTGCTCAACACAAGCCATTTTACCTTGATACAACTTTCTAGCAGTTTCTTCTTTATCCCATTCTGCAAAGGTTCCCATCATGTTTACAAACATGTTTACATTCGGAGACCTTGAGGTGGTTATAGATTCAGCACCTCCTAGTATGTCGTGAGCAAACAAATGAATGTTTAGCTCGTTAAAGTCGTCACGAATATTACACAAGACGCTTAATCTGCGAATAAGTCTGTCGAGCTTGGAAACCAATACAACATCATTAGGTTCAAGGTTGCGTTTCATTTCTTTGCCGTGAGGTCTTCTGTCGAAATCTAAAGTACCACTGACACCATCATCCACATAAAAACCGTCAGGTTCTCTGTCAAACAGATACAGTGACATCTTGGTAATGGTCTTTTTCTGCTCACCAAGTGAAGTACCGTTCTTGGCTTGTTCGTCAGACGATACTCTGCAGTAACCATAGATTGATTCGTATTCTAGTCTTTCCATTGTTCCCCCTTTTGTATCTTCTTCAATATTTCAATCAATTCTTTTTGTGCTTCTTTTTTTTCCATCTGTTTAAAAAGCTGCACGATTTCAAGTATTAGGTTTGACGATGACATCTTATTCCCCCTCAGGTAATTTAATGTTCTGTTTAGTTAATTCTTCAACGAGTATTCTATTCAATCTTCGAATATCTTCAACAATAGCTTTGTTCTCTTCGTTTTGTTCAGCCAAGAACAAGATGTCGTTAGGCAATCTTCCCTCAGCCAAATCATTAAATGACCTTTCAGTAACCTCCGCCATAGGCTTTCTTTGATATACAGACTTTTTGAACTGAGGCTCAATTTTTTCTATAAACCATATCCTGTAATGGTAAACATTTGGGTCCTCCTCAGAATATGTCTTTCTTGATGCTAGCTTCATGCCAAGCTTTTTAGCTCTAGTAACAATGTTTTGACCTATATAGCCCTTAACAGAGCCATCGGGTTCTACTCTAGGATGTATTACAAACGAATCACCTATCTCAAGGGTTTGTAAGAAGTCATTAAGCTCCTTATGTTTGCCTGTTTGGTTTCTAAAGCTAGGTATTTTTACACCCTTTTCTACTTTCCAATCTGTCTGCCAACTCATTTCTTCACCTCCTTATTTTTGTTCTCAATATCTTTCTTCTTAGGTTTTGAGAATATTCGCGAAAAATTTTTATCAAATGCTTCCTTATCAAAAGGTTTTTGTATGGAGCCTTTGCCTCCGTGCCATTTAGTCATTTCTTTCTCCTAGCAAGCTTGTCTGCAGTTCTTTGGAAAGACCACTCTAAAAACCTATTCATTAATTCAGATAGGTATTTAGTCATTATCAATCTCCTTCTTAGCTTTAGCCTCAGCTTCTTTTCTTTCTCTTTCTTCGTCTGCAGCCATTTTGGTAAGGGCAGTCATGACGGGATGAACCAGTTGGTCTTTGTGCCAAATGGGTAGCTCGGATTTGCATTTAGCACAGACGGTTTGTGTATCTAAGAACTCGCCTATGGTGAAGGTCTTGATTCCGTAGTGGTGGGTGTTGACCGTCACTTCTTCGTGCAAGCTTTCTTTGAGCATGATTCTCAGTCTGTCGGTTTTCGTTTCTGTAATTGTTGTGTTATGCATTATTAGACTCCTTATTTAATAATCTGCGTTGTCTCGCTTTTTGGTTATTTCGTTCTTTGACATCTAGGTTTGATTCTGCGAACCAATCTTCGATGATTTTAGCCTTCAAGTCTTTGGTAGCCATGTCGGTAAAATTCTTGAGGACCCTGATGTGTGATGGTTTGATTATCAAACATGCATGGTCGTGAAATTTCTCATCAGATAATGAGAAGTTGTAGTCAGGTCCGTGGTAGACCCAAACTTGGTTTTTACTTACTGTTTCCATATTTTTACTCCTAATATGTTGTTTGTTACAGTGTTCATTATGAGGGCATAAAGTATTAAAGTCAACACTTATGTTCAAATTAATGTATTTTCTTTTTGGGGATGTTTGTAGGGGTTTCAGATTGATGCAGAGCTTCTTCAACTGCAACCAACTGGACTTGGTGGATTAAAACCAAATTGGCGAGATTTTTATTTATCTCGTAGAGAGCCTTGTTCGTATATTCAAGCTCTAGGATTATCTTGTCCATGTCTGTTTCTTTTTCTGTGGTCATAAACCGTTCCTCTTATTCTGTTTATCAAAATATACTCTTGTGTAATATCTTCTGATGACAGCCAAGATTGATAACACAATTAATTGGCTTAAAGAAATTATAAACGAGTTGTGAGTAAATAGTAGAACTATTGTAATGGTCAGCCAAGACAGAGGAAAATTAAATACGGCTCCAAGCGTGGTGTCTGTTATTGATTCTTTGAGTGCAGCTTTGTCGATTTTCATAGTAGGTCCTTTAAAACATCATTATACACATTTCTGTTGAGATTAACACTTACTTGGAAAAATGAATATAGAATTTGTGAAACTCTGTTACACATACACAGTGAGATGCCACCCCAAATAATTGGGTGTAGGGTCTTATAATTTAATAAAAGTGAGCTTTGGTTTTGGAATCCAATAGAGTCCCTAGTTATATAGGGTCTCAGGGCATGTATAAGTGCAAATGTTAGCACTGTGGACACATAGGAAGTGTTGCAATGTAGCAATGTCCTACAGATGTCATATCAATCTTGTTCGTAAGTTACTGATATTCCGTTGTTTTTTAATTTTTGGTCAGATTCAGGTGTTTTGCAGAGAAAAAACGCCCCCACTTGGTTTTATCTAGGATATGACACTATTGACTCAACTTGGTAATGTCATACATCGTCATACTGTGCATCTATAATATCACCACCGAATATCTCTTTGAGTCTTCCTTCAATATCCTTGTGGCTCATGTTATCCAAGCTCGCTGTAATGTTTAGATTCTCTGTCTTCTTTATCTTCAGACCTGCCAGTTCATTGAGTTCACGCAGTGCTGAGACCGATGCATTGAACTGCCCTTTGTTATATGCCTCTTCACTTATCTGCCACAACATCTTCGCAGTCTTCTCAGGAGTTATCGCATACTTATGAGCAAGCTCGTCTTTACCAACCTTGATGGCTTTGAGTACATTGGGATAGTCTTTACCATTAAGGAACCGAGTCGCTGCTTGTGCAGGGAACTCGAAGCCTGCTCTTCTAGCTGCCTCAGTCTGTGTGCAGTTGTCATTCACATAATGCCAAACAAATCCTGTCTGCATCTCTGTTAGCTCAAACTCCGGGTCTTCCTCAAATGCACTGGGTCTATCAACCAATGGTTTATCAGGTGGTTTCTTTCCTGTCTTTCTTTTGTATTCACTCATATCAATTCCTTTTAATTTAATCCATTAGGGTAGAGGGTAGAGGGTAAGCTTTCCCTAACACCTAATAGTTGTATATTAGCCATAGCGTATATGTATACCTACACCTATACTATATATATATTATTATTATTATATATACTATACCCTATACCCTAAAGCACACCTAAACAGCGTAGCCATGGGGTCTCACGGTCAGGGTAAGGAACAGGGTAACAGCCTCTCTTTGCCACACCCTATCCCTCACTCTTAACACATAAACACCAAATGTTGAGCTATTTGCCATGCCCTGCCCTACCCTGTGCTATCAGAGTCAAGATGTAGCTTAATAAAATGCTCTGCATCCAAGACCACAAGGACCTTGCTTCTGTTTCTTTTAATGACAAGCAAAGGCTCGTAACCCTTGCAGTTTGTTTGTGCTTGGTCGTAGGACTTCCACACATTCAGAGCTTCCTGATTCTTACACTCTATGCTGTAGGGAAACACCTGCCTTGATTGTTTGCCCATGATGATATCCTCACCTTGAGAACCCATAGGTCTGCTTTCCAAGTCTTCTTCATCCAGTCCGAGTAAGTCTATGAGTAGCTGCCTGAACTTCTGCTGTAGGAGTCTACCCTTCTGCTTTGCTGATTGTGGTCTCATGTTTGTTCCTTATTAAAATGGTGACTCATCCCATTGTTTGTTTTCTTCAGGTAGGTCCGTCAAGCTGACATCATATACCTTCTTGCCGTTCGTCTTTCTCGGCTCGATACCATGGTCTGTTAGGACCCTACTGGCATCTTTAAAATCTATGTTGCGAGGATTGCGTATACCCAGTGACCTGAGTAATGCTGTGAGTTGCCACGCCTCTTTGCTATCATCCAGTGCTTTGAAGTCCACATGTTGCAGCAATAGGTCCTCGACTGCGCCCTGAGTCCTGAAGCCCTCGTTAGATTCTTGGAGCATCTCTCTTTCTTCTTTGGTTAGATACCAGTTCTTTTCACCTGCCTTGTAGAGTGTAGCTCTTACCTCTGCCCACATCTGCTGCATATCTATGCCGTGATGAGGATTGATGTCCGTTACCTTGATGCACCAAAATCTACGATTACCACTACCATCCATCAAGAACTCAGGCTCGTTCACAGATGCAAAGAAAGCTGTGCGTCTTTGATAATTAGTAAAGGTCCTGTCGTAGGGCAGTCTCATTTCATCAGACCTTGATGTGATGAAAGCTTTGAGCTGATTGATGTCTGCTTTCTTAAAGGTGGATTCAAGTTCGCCTAGCTCCACTATCCAGTGACTCACTGCTTTTTTCACTGAGTCTTTGTCCTTAGGGTCAAGCGTTGCACCTTCACACAGCCATCCTTTGTTAAAGTCTGCCAAGCGTTTAAACCACAATGTCTTACCTAGTCCTTGTGAGCCTTGGAATACCAAGAGTCCTTCTAGTGCCACACCACCCTCTTCGAAAGCTGCAGCCACACAAGACAGCAACCACTTCTTCATGAGCATGTCTTTGAGTTCTACATCCTTGCTAGATACAGTATTGCAGAAGTCA